AACCACTGCTTCTGTTTCTCCGATTGAAATGGCATCTTCTGTTGGTTTTTTAGTTAAATCTACTTTAGTGATTTCCGGAATAGCTCCCATGTCCTTGTATTTAGGCATAGTGTGCTTTACTTTAAATTCACCTTCTTGTTTTACTTCTTCTGACATAATATAATATAATAAAAATTAATAATTCACTATTGAGGCATAAATTGACTTAAATCGCTCATACCATTGCTTTCTTGAGTTTCAAAGTTTTTAGGTAATAAATCGTTTTGTCTTTGATCTATTAGTTCGCTTTGTTGTGTTCCTTGTATTTTAACTCTTTTGTCTTTTCTGTCTTCTATTTTGTCTTCTTTTTGAGACGTTATTTGAGCTTGCATTTCAGCTAATTTCATTTGATATTTAAACTCCTCAGCCATTAAACCTCTTTTTATTTCAGCCTCTTGTTCCATACGCTGTATCTCCATTTGAGATTTAGCTTGTTCAATTTGAACTGTAGTCTGAGCTAGTGCTTGTTGTTTTTGAACTTCTGAAGCAGCAGCTTTTTCAGCTGATTCAGCATTGGCTTGAGCTTGAGCTTGTATGTTCTCTAATTGAGCTGCTCTCTCTGCTTCTTGATTTTGAGCTTGTCTAAACTTAAGCAAAGAATTAGCAAGTTTCATATTTTGAATCTCTCTAACGTCTATAGCATCGGCTAGTTTTATACCTCCAGATTGCAATGCGATCTGTATATTTTTCTCTAAAGTAGCTTTATCTTCTGCATCCGGCTCTAAATCTAAGAATATGCCAAAGTCGTGTATGTGTAATTCGTCTATTTCATCTAGAGTTGCTACGTTAAAAGAATTTATGCTATTCAACAAAGCAGCTCTAGTTAAAGGAAATTGAAGCATGTCACCAATTCTTAAACTTACGTTTTCACAAGATCTTATAGTTATATACATTAAAGATTGTAGTATGTGTCTTGTTGCTGTGTTAGAGTTAGCTGCAGCTAATTTCTGTAATCCTACTAATGCGTTTTTATCAGGAGAACTTCCGTCTCTAGCTTCGTTTAATCCAGTTACATCTCTAATCATTTGTAAGTAATACTGATACGTTTGTATCATTGCTTGAATTTTACTTATTCCTGATGAACTTTGCAATTCTTGAATTGGAATTTTACCTCTATTAATGTCTCCGTCTTGAGTAAGAGATCTACCAACTATTGTTCCAGTTTGAAAATACATGTTAAGTGCTTCTGCTGGATTGTAGTTAGTTCCATTACCTAAATCAACTTCAGCTAAACCGTCAACATCTACGTAAACTCCATCCGGAACCATACGTGCTAAAACTTGTTGTAATTTTAAATGCGTTAATTGAATCATATCTGCAAAACCAGTTGTTCTGCTTACTATAGATTCTATTCTACCCTGATACATTCTAGGAGCAGATATACAGTAGTTCATGTTTACCTTAGTGGTATCCCCATAAGGTCTTGTCATGTTTTCAGATAATTTCCACTCTAATATATCTTCACCCATACCTAATATTTTAGCACCGGTATATAAGACTTCTATTGATCTTGAAACTCTTTGAAAATTATCACTAGCAGGTGGATTGAACGTGTCTGGCTTTTCTAATGTCTTTTCTAAACCTTGCTCTGTTTGCTTTATTTTAAAAACTTGATCTTGATATGTTTTGTATTCAAAAAATAATACTTGTATTTGTTCAGGATCGCTTTGAACCTGCCAGTCACCTCTAGAAAAGCTATTTCTTCCTGGATATCTTTGAATTCTTTCTAACTCTTCGTTAGTTAAATGAGGATACAATCTTTTTATTTCAGATAAAGTTAAACTTTTAACCTCCCCAACATAATATATATCTTCAAAATTAGGATCATCTGTAGCTGAATAAACTAAATTAGCTGGATTTACGTAGTCTATTGTAATTCCTTCTGATAAATTAAAACTAGTTTTACTAGCTGCTATTCCAAGTACAGTTAGATCGTAGGCTAATCTTTTTTTAGTTTCATCAAATTTATTAACATTTAAAACGTTACTTATGACTTCTTCTTCTGCTATTTCTATACTCTGTTTGTAGTTCAACTGCATGAACAAATCTAACTCTCCTTTGTCTCTAGGTAGATTATTAGGATCTGTAGACGCAAAAAAGTTTTGACCCGTAGCAGTAGACAATCTTTGTATTGCTTGCTGATTTTGAATGTCACGTAAAGCGTTTGAAGCAAAATCCGTTCTTTGTTTTAAAGCAAATGGATCTGTAGCAAAAGATTTTATTTCATATCCTTTTTCAGTCATCCCATTAACTACTATATCTACAAATTTAGATAAAACAGGAATTGGCTTCCAATCTAAATTTAAATAAGACAAATCACCATTAGTAGACAATTCATCTTTATATTTTTGAACAGGCTGCTCACCCCTAGCGTATAATCTAAGTCTGTTAAAGTTTTGAAAATTGTAAGAAAATCTATTCTGACCGCTATTATTACTAAACCATTCTTGCTCAATAGCATTTCCAACTCTTGAACCATATTCAAATGATTTCTTTTCTTCTTCAGGTACTACCTGATCTGGAAAGATGCTATTATTAGTATTATAGACCATTTATTTAAATTATTTTTGAATTCACTCCAGTGTTATTGTATTTTTTGAAACCTAAAGACACTTTAGATATTATTCTTTGTGCTACAGGTGTATACCTGTGTTTGTTACATGCCATTATGGCTAAACCAGAACTTATAGATGCATCATGCTTTGTTCTATTGTTTATGTTGAATTTAGCCCAGTCTTCTAATGTTCTTTGAAAATATGTGTTTCCATACCCCTCTTGTCCAAGTCCAACGTGGTTTTCTATATAATCTTCTATAGCAGCGGCGTGAGCTTGCTTTATGTCTTCACTTGAGTTAGGTATTCCGCCTATCTCTCTTTCTGTTACAGATAATTTGTGCATTACTTTATCAGGTCTATTCATAGAATAACCTCTGTAACCTCTTCTCTTCATGTAATACAAGAGTCTTGGTTTATTGTTCTCTGCTAATATAGGCATTCCGTAGAATACCAAGGCCATAAGAACATCTTCAAAAAATATATCAGCAGTCTGTGGTCTTGATATGTATTCTAAAAAAAATAAATTAGGCGGTACATCTTCCATTGAAAATTTAGTTAGTCCGTGAAGAGATCCTTTAGAACCTTTACCGTCAACAGTACCAGATATATCATAACTATCGCATCCAAATGCTCCGCAATGTTCATTTCCTGGGTATTTTATATTGTTCTTTATGTTGTATCTATTCTGTAGTCCAATTGGAGGAACCCAACTAACAAAGAATCTACCATTTTTATTAGGCACGAACAGTACTCTAGTATCTTTAATCCCACCTTCCCACTGGAAATTACCCTGTGTAACAACATTAGTGTTGCGTAGGTCTTCATTGTAGTCTATTTGCTCGTATATTTTAGTTAAATTAAACAAAGATTCCTTTGCTTCGTCTCTAAAAGCGTGTTTTTCTGTTCTTGGAAACTGACGATAGTATTCATTTAAACCATCTTGATCGTCTTTAAGACCATCTACTTCGTTTTCCCAATGTGATATTACACCAATATCGATCTCTTCGTTGTCGATACCTTTGATTGGTTTTTTTGGAGTGTCAAATACAGGTAGTCCATAAGAATCAATGTATCCTTCGTAGTTCCATTCCATAGGTACGAACAAACTATATAGTCCTGAGCTAGTCTGACCATTACGGTTTCTTTTGTTGACGTCCGAAGACTCGTATAGTTTTTTAAAGTTTTCTCCACCTTTATCTAATGCGTTTGAAGTAGAGCCCATCATACATTTACCTACGATTCTTCTACCTAGTCTTAACGTTGTCTTCGTAACCCTCCAGTTGTTGAGGATGTTGTCCGGTCTCTCCCATTTACCCGATTCATCGTGGACGAGGAGCTTGAGTTTTTCTCCATCGTACGAGTTGTCCCCCGTATTCTTCCAGTCGATCGTGGTGTCAAGGCCCGCCTGTAAATCTTCGGGCGTTTCCTTGATGGAATTACGCG